ACAAAAGGTAAATTTAATTGTACATCATCATCTTGACCAGCATTTACGTAACAAATTTCAGGTGATTGACTTAGATAATTTTGTCTAAATTTACGAGAATCCGTTGTTACAGCAAGACCTTTATGGACTAAATAATTTCTATTGGCAGCAGGCATTGGTTGATAAGATACTAAGAGGGAACCATAATGAAACTTGGTAGTAGAAAGATTAAATCGTAGTTTCAAATTTCCTCTAAAATAAGTGTAATGTGCTAATTTATTTCTAATAGCAGGTATTGAAGACCATATAAGCCATGGATTTAAATTATTATCAAAATCGGTATTGAGTGCAATGGGAGCAGAAGAAATTAATACAGGTCGTTTAAAAAAATCATCTAAAAACAACTTATCATCTAAACTTGATGACAAAACTCGTTGACTAGTTTCTCCCATAATTTCTTTACTAGCAGAATCCTCAAGATTTTGAAGAACTAAAGCAGATTCAAAACGAACACTAGTTTTCCTATGAGAATTCTCCTCTAAGGAATCCAATGTTTCTTCTGTAAGCATTTTAGACATATAAAAAATATCTTCATAATATAAATCAGAAGTTAGGGGATTAGTACGTAAATCGTGCCTTTTAACAAGTTGACGATAAGTCATCTTGTAATTAGGTCCAATTCTGAGGGCAGGAATCTCTTGTTTTGGTAAATCTTCCGATTCTGCTTTAACATAAGTCGATTGTTCTAATATATGGACTAATGATTGCAAATTTTCAGTTGTTCTGGCAAGTTTTGAAATAGCGCTCTCAAAATCAGCGGTAGCAGCAACATGTAAACGTTGTTGTGAAGGGAGTGCTGGATGTTTACAGCAATATGAGGCCGTTAGGTGCTCACATTTCGTTAATTTATAATTTTGTTTTGCAATTCATATTACATCAATGTAATCACTGAATTAGGTGATTACTGACGCAAACCAATACATTTATCTTTCAAAGTGGGGTCGCCACGATAAGGCATTAATAGTATCATAATAAGTCTGAATAGACCTCCTTTTATAATGACTTTTCCTGAAAATATCTTTCTTAGGGTTTGATAAAGTAAAAGATATCCAGTAAATTTGGAGTCAAGTTTTAATTTTTGGAATGTAAAAATTAATAAAAATCAATTACTAGAATATTTATTGATTAATTCTATCCAAGTAGGAAACAAGGGTAGAAGTTCCTCAACACCGAATCTAGTATTTTCGGCAAGTGCTCGTATA